GATGCGGCTCACCGTCACCGACCTGTAGGGCTTGGTGCCGCGGATCACCGGCGTCCACGCGCCCGAGCCGACGATCGCGTACTGCAGCCCGTCGTGAACGTGGCTGTGACGGTTCTTGTACGGCTTGGTCTCGTGCAGCCGGCCATGGCTGCCGGCCACTTCCTTGAACTGATAGCCGCCGCGGAAGCCAGCGATCAGGTTCTTGCAATGCGGGCTCACCAGGAAGGCCGGGCCCTTGGGCGTCATCTTGGTCAGCAGCGCCGCCGTCGCCTCGATCCTGATTTGCGGGTCATTGGTTGGCGCGCCGACGAACTTCAGCCCCGCCGCCCGCATGATCTGCATGGAGGTCTCGTCGCGGGTCTGCGCCATGTCGTCGCCCGAGGGATCGCCGAAGAAGCGGAAGGTGTAGCCGTGCCAGCCGCGCCGGGTGATCTCTCTCTTGAGCAGGCTGGCGAAGGTCTGCGTCGACACGCCGCTCAGCACGAGCTCGTGGAACACGATCGTGCGGCCGTCGATCTCCTGGGTGAACGCCGCCGCGGGCGTGCGGCCGAAGTCGGCGCCCACCGTGATCGAATGGCTCGGGCGCGGCTCCAGCCGCTCGCTCGCAATGTGGATCTCATCCGACCATTCGGGGTAGACCGGCTTGCCCTCGAGCATCTGGCCGTACCGATTGAGAACGTAAATGTTGATCCACGTCCGCGACTTGCCTGGCAGCATGTTGAGATAGTACTTGTCCGGCAACGCCTGATTGGCCCGATTCGGGTTCATCGCGTAGCTCAGCACATGGCCGTCCTCGCCCTTGATCTCGAGCATCGCCGGCTCCTGGGTGAAGAACTCCCAGTTCTTCGGCTTGATCAGCAGCCTTCTCTCTTCCTCGCTCAGCCAGTCGGGCGGCTGCACCTCGCCACTCATCACCGCCCACCAGTGGTCCTCCGGCGGCGCGTTGGTGTCCATCAGGATGCCAGACCAGCTCGGCCCGCCCTGGTCGGGCGACGGATAGCGGTTCACACGCGCCGTCAGCCCGTCGACGATGTCCTTGTCGGTCTCCCGCGCCTCGTTGATCCACGCCCCGGTGAGGTCCATCGACAACAGCTTCGCCACGTCGGCCGGCCGGTCGAGCGCGAGGAAGATCACCTCGCAGTCCACGAACGTCTTGTCGGGCAGCTGGTACATCAGGTGATGCGTGTAGGGCGCGCTCCGCAGGAACGGACCCAGGCTCTCGGGCACCCACTCGAGCCACGTCTTGACCGTTGTGAGCTTGAGCTCGGGAAACGTGTTGCGGACTACCGCCCAGCGCGTCTGGCGCACCATCTCGCCATTGGGATTGAGCCATGGCCGCTGCAGCTGCGAGTACATCAGCAGCGTATGCACGCACAGCACTGACTTGCCGCTGCCGAAGGGTCCGCGAATCCCCCGCACGAAGGCATCGCTCGCCATGAACGCCGCCCCCGCATCGTCGGGCGGCTCGTACAGCTTCACCTTGCCCGCCCGCGCATGGCTGGTGTTGAGCGCCTTCGACGTGCGACCCGCCATCAGCGCGACAACTTCTCGTCGATCAGCGCCTTCATCATCTTCTGCGCCGTCGCCTCGCCGATGCTCTCGATGATCCGATCCGCTTCCAGGTTCGTGCAAAACTCAGACGGGTAATAGTGCATCCGCGTTCGCTTCACCACCGACCGCAACCGCTGCAGATCCTCGAAACTCAACGCCGCAAGGTCCATCAGACACACCTCCCAGCCACGCTCCGTCCTGCCTCCACAAGAGAAAGCTCTCTCTCCTGCTTGCCGCGGAAATCCTGACTATTTCCAGCCTGTGGCCCCCTCCCCGGCGCGCAAGGCCGCCGTTTTGAAAGCCCCCCTCCCTTTGGGAGGGATCGAGCGGGTCCCATCTGCCGCTCGCTGCGGGCTCAGGGAGCCACGCCCTTTGGCGTTGCGAACGTGAACTCGTGCACCGTCCCCGTGGCTCGTGCGCTGGTTGTGTTCCCCAATCCAGCTCTATCCATCAGCTCGATCGCGGCCTGCATCCGCAGCCGCTCGTCGGCTGTGGTATCACGCAGGGTTGCAAGGCTGCGAATACTTCTACCGGCCTCAAGACCCAGCGCCGTGAGTGCGGTAGCCCCTACCAGACGCTGCACGTCGGGACGGCGGAACTGGGCGTAGCACCAGCTTTCTTTTGCGCCGAGGGATCGTGCGATGGACTTCAGCGATCTGCCGGTGGCGACGTAGAGAGTTACCATGGCGATCTGGTCGTCGGTGAACTGGTCGGCTGCGGCGGTGGTGGCTGCCTGTGCGACTTTGGCGAGCACGTCTGTTTTGGTGGGGCTTTTGCGTTTGGCTGCGGCTTTGGTGAGCTCTTGTCCGATCACGGGTTGCCTCACAGGGACTGTCTGACGTCCCATATCATACGCGCCAAGCGTTTCATACACAGGGGTGATTTCTCGCTTTGCCTCAGAGACTTAAGGCCGTGGATCGCTTGCGGGCAATTATGTTGCCGAGACAGTCCGAGCCGCCGCTGGCGGCGTGGCTCGCAAGCGGCGAGCCAGTCGACCGGCTGGGCCGGCCGACAAGCGGAGCGCCTTACAGGCGCTCAAGGACAGGGAAGTGCGGCTTCGCCGCAGTGTCATATCCCGAACGCTCTCTCTGTCGTTGGATTGTACCATGGGGGCCCGCCAGACCATCAAGGGGACACCCCGCCGCAATGCGTTGTCCTGCAACGGGCAACGCTCACATCGCTGCGCGATGCGCGATGACGCGCCCTGGCGGGTGAGCTCCCTCATGCAGCGGGGTGTCGCGGCTAAAGCCGCCAAGCCCTTGACGGCCCGGCACCCCCTGCCTGTTCACCAACAGAATCGGAGCGACGAGGGAGCCACGAGGCTACCGGCTCCGGTCAACAAGGAGACTGACATGCCGTTGTTCATCACGATCCTCGCAGCCGACGTGGCGGCCGTTGCCGTCATCGCCGGGTTCAAGTACCTCGCCCGCCGGCGGGGAGAGGCCAAGGCCAAGATCGACCTGAGCCGCTTCTTCGGCTTTGGCGCCAAGGTGCAGTCATGAGCGCCCGCGCCTGGTGGAACCTCATCACCCACTTCCTCGTGGGCTTCGTGACCGGCTACCTCGCCATCACGATCATGCTCTGGATCATCGTGCGGCTGGGCCACGCGCTCCTGTGGATCCTGCTGCTCGTGCCCAGCATTGGCGGCCTCTACTTCGCCACCCGCAGCGCACGCCGGGCTTTCGCCCGGCGCAGCCACGCGGGCGCCTAGATCACCAACCGGAGAGACTGAAATGACTGAAGCGATCAAGACCGAGCAGCCGGGCCTTGCGCCCGAGGACGAGCACATGGGGCCGATGGACCCCGAACAGGTCAGGCGGTGGGGCAAGTCGGCCGAGGCCGCGCTGCGCACCGAGCGACACAAGTTCATCACCAACTGGTCCGACTTCAACACCAAGCGCGTGGTGCCCGAGGTCGAGCGCCACGTCAGGGACCTGCTGAAGTCGGGCAACATCCCGATGACCAGCTGGTTCTGCCCCGAGGACAAGCGGTGGTATCGCATCCCGCAGCCGCCGCGGCCGGCGCCCGCCAAGCTGCGGAGCCCGGCAATGCAGAAGGCCCGCGAGGAAGGCTACGATAGCCTCGAGGCCTACGGGCTCTCGCTGCTGGCCGACCAGCCCAAGCGCGAGCCTCGTGTGTTCCCGCCGGTGCCCGAGCAGATCGAGCCCGGACGCAACGCCAAGATCGTGCGGGCGCTGAGCGGCAATGCGTGGGACGAGCTCGACGAGGTGGGCCAGCACCACTTCGACGTCCATCTCAACGCCGCGCTCAGGACGCTCATCAGCTGCTTCGACATCTCCGAGAACATGGACGTGGCGAAGATGAAGCTGATCGACTCGATGATGCACGGTGCCGAGTGGACCAAGAGCAGCATCCAGCAGCAGGCCAAGATCACCAAGGGCGAGCTCTCGGCGGCCTATCGCGACAGCGACGACACCGAGATCCCGCTGCGCGAGGTCGAGCGCCTGGAGCGGCGCCTGACCGGCCTGCGCGAGCAGCACGCGGTGTTCCATGCGCTGTTCCGACAGCTGGCCGAGCTGCGTCCGCAGTTCGCCAGCTATCTCAGCTTCGAGTGGCCCGAGTATCGTAGCCGCGAGGAGAGCCAGCGTGACCGGCAGGCATTGCGCCGGATGCGGAGGTTCACGAGCCACGCGGTGATGGCGATGTCGGACAAGGACCGCCAGAAGTTCCTCGACGAGCAGCGGCCCTACCGACCGCGATTCGACGGGGTCGACGCGGCACCGGAACCCAAGGACGTCGATCGGTGATGGGGAGAGGGGCGGGCCAAGCCCGCCTCTCTTTCTTCCCGACAGCTGCGCCTGCGGCGCCTGGAGAAATGATTAGCCTCGGAGAGCGAGCATGAAGTGGAACCTGACGTGGCCCGAAACGAGGACGGTGTGGCTCTTTGCCTGCGCCGCCGGGTTGATCATCGGCATGGCGCTGGCGCACTACGACCTCAACAGGGAGCGCTGGCGCAAGCTGAAGATCGACCTCTACTGCACGTCGTGGGCGCAACGCCAGCAGGCGCCGATGAAGGTCGAGGCCGCGCTGCGGCAGCAGTGCATCGAAACGAGCAGCGCCGTGGTGGCCGGCCGGTAGCCACGCGTGAGGGTTTTGTCGGTGAGAGCCGACTTGGCCTTGCCCATTCCGGGCAGGGAAGCGAAGGAGAGAGCGATGTATGCGAAGATCACGATGGTCGGAAATCTCGGCAAGGACCCCGAGATCAAGAGGCTCGACAACGGGGCGACCACGGCGCGCTTCAGCGTGGCCGTGAACAAGTCCTACAAGCGGGCCAACGGCGAGACCGTCAAGCACACCGACTGGTTCCTCGTCGAGTCCTATCAGGCCGGCGAGGCGGGCCTGGTCACGGCGCTGATCCAGCCGTACCTGCGGAAGGGCCAGCTGGTGATGATCGACGGCGAGCCGACGATCGAGCAGTACACCGACAAGGCGGGCATCGAGCAGCGCGTGTTCAAGGTCAAGCTCGGCCCGCAGTCGACCATCCGGATGCTCGGCGGCAACAAAGACCGCGAGGGCACGGAGAGCCACGAGACCTCGAGCGTCGGGGCGACGGGCAATGGCAGCGCAGCGGGTACGGCGCCGAGTGAGGACATCCCGTTCTAAGGGATGCAGCGGGGGAGAGCCGCGGTCCTGCCCAACTCCCCGGGCAGTCTCCCAGGGGCCGCGGCACAGTTTGGAGATCGGCACGGCGGGTTTCAGTCCCCGTAGCGGCCGGTGATGCAGGCAGGGCCCCATGCCCTTGCCTGCGAGGGGCGGCCGATGTTCCTCTCCGGGGATGTCGGCCGCTTCGATCGCCACACGCTTCAAGAAAGGCCTGCGCTGGGACGGCACGCCGGCGCAGGGGCGCCAGAAGCGCAAGCCGAAGCCCGGCAAGAACTCATGGAATGTCCGGCCGTGCCTCGAGTGCGGCATACGCTTCGACGCGGCGCGCCAGAACTGGTGCGGCCGCCGACGAGCCACGTTCAACTCGTGCGCGAAGGGCCTGCTCGCCGCCAAGTGCGAGCGCAAGCTCGCCTATTACTGCTGGTCCAAGATCACTCGCAAGGAGTACGCCGATGCCGCTCAGCAAGCTGGCGATGGCCGGAGGCCGCAAGATCCTGTTCTGGAGCACGAAGATCACGGTGGTCTGGGTGATGGCGGCGGTCGCGGCGAGCGGCGGTCTGACCGCTAGGCGCTGGCACGAGAGAAAGTTCGGGCGCGTCGCGCCTGGTCCTCCCGATCGCAAGCGGCCGTGGACCGACAAACGATGATTAGCCTCGGCACAGGAGCCACGCAT